GGCCGTCAGGTCTACAGGCTGACCACGAGCAGGTTCTGCTGGCTCGTCACGTCTAAGGGATATTACAAAACCCAAGGTGATCGCAACCAGCACAACCAGTGCGCGAGAGCAGTTCAGGATCTTTTGGCCTGTCATAGGATAACCTTGCCGTCGCCCTCTAAGAGATACCTAGGTCTGCCACCGCTGTCTGTTCTTTGGGTGTCTAGCGGAATACCAAAGTGGTCAAACATGGTTGCGGCAATATCAATAGGGCCTAGCGGTGTCTCTTTCGGGTAATAAGACTTGTCGGACTTGCCGATAACTTGTCCATGGTTATAGTCTCCACCGGCAAGAAGCAGGGTGGAAATGGATGGCCAGTGATCCCGTCCCGCGTTCTTGTTTAATTTGGTTCGACCAAATTCTCCCGTGACAACCAAGAGGGTGTCTTTGTTCATGCCTCTCTGGTGAATGTCCTCCACAAAAGCGGACAGAGCCTTGTCTAGTGGGGGAACTCTTCCCTCTAGAGACTTTTGAATGTTTCCGTGCATGTCCCAGCCACCATAATGGATAGTGACAAACTTGGTCCCAAACTCAGACAGCCTTCGGGCTAATAGTAACTGGTCGCCAATGCCACCCTTGCCATACTTTTGGCGCATAGCTTCAGGTTCTTGGTCGAGGTCGAATGCGTCCTTAGCGTTTCCTAGGATTACATTGTAGGCTTGGTTGCCAATCTTGGAGAAAGATTCGGCTTCCCGATCAACCACCCTATGCTTGCTGTCCAAGGCATTCAGCAGACTCTTGCGATCCTTAAAGCGATCTAACGCAATTCTGGGGATCAGGTTTTCTTTGTTTGAGGGGTCAAAGGGCTTGTAAGCCCCTCCCAAAAAGGCGGGTTGCTCCCCTTCGATCTTTCCCTGCTTTACATAGCTAGGCATCCCGTTGACAGGATGGTTCGTTCCAAAGACAGCAGATACGACGGCTCCATAGCCGGGGTACATAGAATCTGCCGTGTTCTCTCTTTTTGAGTTTCTATGCCCCGTCATAACCCAGTGGGTGGCTTGCCTATGGGACGAGTCCCCATGGGTAAATGAGTTCACGGCAGTGAGCCTGTCGCCCTGTTTGATCAGGTCGTCAAAGAGTCCCCCAAACGCCAGACCGTTTGGGTGTGTGGCAAGGCCGCTGGTAGGCTTAAATTCGTCTGGTGTCGGCTCCGTGGGGGCGTGGAAAGTCTCAAACTGAGTAGGGCCACCACCAAGCCAAACCCAAATCACAGACTTGTCGTTGGGGGATGTGATTCCCTCCTGACTAAAAGCCAGATCGGAAAATGGAACCGCGCTGAGTCCCGCCCCAATGCTCCCAACAGTAACAAAGTCTCGCCTATTAAATCGCAAGTCTAGCATAGCTTCCTCCTCCTTTTTTTGTCCCCGACTTTAGCCCGGAGCGTTGTAATAACCTATATTAAAGCCTTCTTTGGTGCATTCCTTAACAGTATCATCCATTCCGTGCTTGTCAAGGTGCTCCTCTATATATATACACATGTTCTTGTCAGTACCATGCCAATTATTTTTAAAAAAATGGCAGAGCTTGGTGCATTTCCAGTGACTCCTGTCTCTTGATAGTGGTCTTGGCTTGTGGTTTTCTCGTATGGATGAGAATGTGTCCTTAAGCATGCCTAGGAACTTTTTCTCATCTCTCTTGTCAAAACACATTGAGAATGGACCGCCATCCTTGACATAAAAAATAGTCATGATTGACTGGTCGTACTCTGGGAACATCTTGGATATGGCATAGTTGTATAGTAACAGTTGGGGGTCCACCAGAAGCTTTTCGTAAGTCTTCTCTTCTCCAGTAACCCAGTCTAACCTTCTTCCGGTTTTCCAGTCTATCACCTCTATTATACCATTTTCTGCCTCTGTTACAAGGTCTATTGTCCCTTTTATGGCAAGATTCCCAGAAATTGTCTCGCCGTTTGGTAGCTCGTAGTCGTACTTGGCCCAGTCTTCTTCTATCAGAATATCAAAATGCGGCTCAGAGGCCACAACCTTCCTGAATCTAGGATCGAATTGTCCGTCGTTGTACTCCAAGGCGCTCCAAGCAAGCTTTTCGCAAGTTTTTCTGTCCCCAGCAGTGAATTTGTTTTTGGATTGCTCGGTATAATAATCAAAACTTCTGTCCGCAAGTTGCACCACGAAAGAATCATCGAGGAACTTGCTGGCATGTATCTTGACTTCCCCCAAGGCGTCATCATCTGTCTTCAGGTATTTTCTTTTGGGGTTGTCTTGCTGGAATTTCTTAAGAGAGGCAAATACCTCCATCACCTTGTGGACTATTGTTCCCATCTCTGCCTTCTTCCCACTGTCTGACTGATATCCCAACACATAGGTCAGGAAATACTGCATCTGGCAGAAAGAATAATTGTTATAGCTTGAGCTACGAATGTATGTAACTAACATGCTTAGCACACCCCTAGGGTAGATATTGTAGAGCAAAGGTTTTCCACGCCGCCCCGTGAATTGTCCACAATGGCGTCGAAGTTTTTCCAGTCATAATTGTCTTTGTCTAGTGCCACCTCGCTGTCATGAGAATCTGTCAGCTTGTCCCTTGTAAGCCTGATCACTCTTCCTCCAGCCTTTTGAATTGCCTCCACCTCGTTGGGAAATCTAACGTCAGCCACGATGGCTAATTCTGTCTGCTCCCTACGGATCATGTCGATGGTATGGTCTACCCAAATAGGACCATGCATTTGCCTCATCACGTTAGTTCCGAAGTACTGCATAAGCTCTCTGGCGGTCATGTACTTGTCAGCACCTGCGTTAACCATCCACTGGTACTCTTTTGTAAAAGGCATGTCTTTCCAGAAGAGGTGGGTTGGGGTGTTTTTTTCCTCGTTAGTGCCGTAGACCTGCCCCGGCTGTAGGCCAAAAAACTCTACACAAATTCTTTTGAGTCCATCGGCAAAGCTATACAGCTTAACATATGGCCACATATTTCTTTCGGCGTAGGCTACGAAATCTGCATCTTTTCTTGCTACGTCCAGCACACCCCAGCCGCTATTGCCCAAGGAGTCAGCCGTTAAAATGGCAAGCTCTCCCTTGGGAGTAACGTCGAAATCCTCGACTAGGCCTTTGTTCTTCAAGATGCTTCCATGGATGTAATTTGCCGTCGTGTTTTTGCCCGACTGCTTTTTTCCAGAAATGCCCAGTATTACCATTAGAAAGCACCTCTTACTTGTGTCAATACAGTGTCCTTGATTTGATCAACGCTCATGTCTCCAATATCCTTACGCAGAAGTCTTGGAAATTCCAACTTGAACATGCGGCCCAACTGTCTGCACAACTGGGTTTTGGATTCTCTTCCTGCCTGATCGTTATCTGTCAGGATAACAAGTCGTGTTACTCCGCTTTGTTGTATCTTTCGTTGCTGTTGCTCGCTGAGAGACTTTCCAAAAATGCTTACTGCGTTTGTGATGCCCGACTCGTAAAGCTTCCACACGTCTCCTTGCCCTTCGGTCACAAAGAGCAGAGAAGTTTCTGACGCTTGACCGATAGCCCTGTGGTAATTATACAAAAAATGCCTCTTGTCGAAGCCTTTTGTGAAGAGAAATTTTGGTGTCCGGTATTCCTTTGTGGACCTGCCAATGTGAGCCACTACAATGGTTCCGTCGTCATTGTGGATAGGTATCACTGCTCTGTGGTGCATGGGAGAGGATTTGTCGTAGCAATCTCCAATCTCGAAATGCAACATTGTCTGCTCAGAGAAGCCGCGAGATAAGAAGTACTCTGAGGGGTGTGTAAGATTATACCTGTTTCTGGTTGATGTGGGCACAAATTTTTTCGATTGGGAAAACATAGTAACAAGTTTCACAAAGCCGTCTGGCTCTTGCTCCTTGTCTATTGTAATATTTTTTCGGTCTATGTTAAGTATGGTACAGGCAAAGTCTAGGGCTTTTTTGAAGCCTACGTCTTGGCCGCTCTGTTGGGACAAAACCCCCTGAATCAGACCAAATACGTCGGTTCCGTATGTATCATGGCAGTCTCTGGTCCAGCATCTCCACAGTTCCTTGTCAGTAGAAAGAGAAAATGCCCTGCTGTTGTCGCTGTCTTCGTGGACTGGGCAAGTAGAGTATATATTATCTCCCATGATTTCATAGTCGATATTTAGATTAGTCAACAAAAGCTCAATATCAGAAAAGAGCATCTTTTTGATCTGCTTAGTATTAATCTTCGGCATCGTCTTCTTCGTCTAAGTCTAGTTCGTCGAGATCATCAACTAGCCCAGTGTCACCGCCGGGACTCTTTCTAAATTCGTTCCTTGTTTTTAACTCGTTGATGATAAACTTGTCACCAATGATGTTCATGTTTATGTAATCGCCATCGTCTAATCCTCCACCGTGGCGAGCCACCACGGGAACAAGTTTTCTATTGCCACCGCTAAGCCCATCCTCGGCTAACTCCTCTGGGGATTTATTCTTGAAGATCGTAAAGGAGGTGCATAACCAAATAAGCCTGTCGGAGCCGCTCACCGTGTCTGTGCTCTCCTTAGTAATGCCATCCCTGTTAAGCTGAACGAAGGCTAAGCACGGAACATCGAGCTTGACACAGGCGTTGTGGAGAGAGGTGATCTGAAAGCCTAGGGCTTGGTATTCCTGTATGTTGTGTGTGATAGAATTTGAAGACATTAATTTAAGGTAGTCGTACACAATTAGACAATCGTTAGTATTGCCGTTCTCGTCTGTGCCCACCTCTTGCATTATCCAACGCTTAATAATATTCAACACCTGCTCAAACGGTTTGCCAGCCACTGAAACGTAGCTGTAAGGTATGGAGCTTATTTTCTTGACAGCTTTCTCTACTTGAGACAACTTTTCGTCGTTATCTGTAAATTGCCCACACGAGATGTCGCTGATGGATATCTTACTTAGGTTTGCTAGAATTCTATTGAGGTGGTCGTCTTTAGACATCTCTGTGTCCAGCATCAATACTGGAATGCCCTGAGATGCTACGTGTATGGCAACATTATCAGCAAAGGCGCTTTTCCCCACCTTGGGTCTAGCGGCTATCAGATCGACACACTTTCGGCGTAACCCCCCGCCTATTGCTTGGTCAAACCTAGGGAACCCAGTGGGGATGCCTACTATGTCGCACTGGTTTTCTGCCAAGAAGGTTACATACTCTTCTATATTATTGCCAATCTTCTCCGGCTTCTCCCCACCGTCATCCTCTCTCAAGAAGTCCATAAGGGGGTTTTCCACCATAGAGACTATCGTATCTATAGTTTCTGACCCATCAATGCCGCCGACATCATTACTGATTTTGTTGGTTAAGTCTTTGATGCTTCTAGCAAATTCAAACTTCTTGATCTGAACAGCGAAGTCTAAAACGTTTTCCTTCTTAACCGGAAAATCAAACAGAGACTTAATGTATGTAAGCTCCTGTTTGCTGTTAACCAGTTCTGCAAAGTTCAACTGTGAGGCCGCAGACAAAATAGAGGGCAAGTCTATTTCCCTGTTAGCTTGAATGGCAGACTCTACACACCTGTAAAGAACTTGGTTATTGTGGTGAGAAAATGTGCGGTGGTCTATGATGTCAGACACGTCAACGTAAACATCAATCCCGTGCCTGAAAAGACCCGCCAATACCGCCCTCTCCGCTCCAACATCTGATAGGTCGTGGCTCATTAAGTACTACCTTCCGGTGCATCGGTTGCATCTATGATATTCTCCATAAACCAGCTTGGGACTTACTTTAAAAGTCTTTCCGCAAACGTGGCAGTTCACCTCCGTCTTTTTCGGGGGAGAACGTCGCCTTTCTGTTCTCTCAAAATCTGGTGTTTCTATGTGGGACAGTTCTCCGGTGTCTTCCCATTTGTTCTTGCCGCCTTTCACTTTGGTTCTCCTTTTTTTGTTAGAGTCTCTGTTTTTAACAGTAAAATCTTTACCGACGCTTGCAGGCTCTTCCTCTTCGAGGGCCTCCTCGACAACTCGGTCAAGGTCATTTAATGTCTGACGAAGCAGATCTTTTTGGTCATCACTCAAGTTCTCTAGTAGCTTGTCTATATTCATAATCTCTTCCCTTTTTCTAGTAGGATATCTCCCTTACGCTTGAGTTCATAAACCTTGCCTTCAAGTGACTGTAGCCTAGCTTCAGCTACTCCCCGCATCTGATCGCACTTGGCCGCATAGCTGTTCTCTCTTATTATACTCTGGCGCTTTACCTCGTGCTTGGTGTATTGGTCAAAATTGTGGAGATTGCCTACCACGAGTTTCTCTATCTGGTCATTGCACCAGTCGAGGACTACCTTGTTTTTGTTGATCTCATCTTGGACGTAAGAAGAGTACCCATACAGGATATACGCCCTATCAAACAACTCTTGCTGCGTCAGCATCTTGATTTTATCAATGGGCATGTTGGATGCCTCCAGAAATTCTTCTCTGAAGGTGGCAAACCTGACATTAGACAGGTCAAGGTAGTCGTCTATCTGCCCTATGTGTTTAGCTAGGCGCTCAGACGCCTTTAATTGTATTTCGCCAGTCATCTTCGTTATCCGAGTATTTTAGGACTACTAATTCAATGTCATTAAGTTCACACCACTTCAGCTTGTCTTCGTCTCTGGACTGGGCCTTTAAGAAGGCAGCTT